AAGACTTATGCTGATTCATTTTCAGCATAGATTGTTTTGACACGTGGTTTTTTACAACACTATATAATTTATTTTGATCGTCTTTCTGCAAATCCTTGTCTTGATTTTTCTTCTACTTTTTCAACTCCGTTTAATAAATCTTTTTCTAATTCTATTCTTGTTAATATTTCAAATGCATCAAATATAGCTAGTTTTTTTGTAGCCGCTGCATTCTTTAATCTGTCAGCCGCCAACTCATCATCTTTGTCATACTTGATAATATCCTCCTTCGCAACTTTTATTAGTTGCGCTACAGCTTCTCTACCTGCGCTAATTATCTCTATCTTTAAATCTTTTGAAGATTTCATAATACCATTGTTATATTGTTCCAAAACATTCTGTAAAGCTTTTCTCCATTTATATAAAATGGATATTCACATTCAGGCTCAAAAACCACCTCGTCATTTTCTTTTACGCCTAGTTCGGTTAGTTTTGGATTAGTGTATTTTACTATACCAACAAGAGGCTCCTCTTCAACCGGCTTCATAATAATCGATTTTCTTACAGGAACCGGTTTTATAAAGCAATACTTAGAATGTGTTTGCCATTTGCCGTTATGATAATACATATAAAATTGATCATAATCAATAAAAAACAAGTCGTCTTTAAAAAAACTTCTACCACTTTTTTCTCGACCTTTCATGTCATAATATATTTTAAAAACATTGTGGTGTACTAGCAATATGTCTCCGGCTTGTATTTCACCAGTATAATTTAAAGGACAACTTACGACCTCTGCAAATCTATTGGATGCGGTATAATCTTCTTGAGAAACACTTGTGTAAAAATCAATTCCTCCTATGTTTTTTATATTATCATATCTTCTACCCTTAACAGGTTTTACAATAAAATAGTGTGGGGACTTCATTAAAAGTTTATATTATATTCAATAGCCATTGGCATATTGGAATTAAATTCCTTCCATAATAATACCTCATTATTTTTTTCAATCCAAATTTTTATTGAATTATTCGATAAGTCTTGTTGAATTAAATGTATCGTGTAGCTTCCGTTTAATATAGACTGGCCTACTAAGTAATGCATAGAGCTTGACTTATAGTCAGCACCTATGGAGATTTTTCTAATATCCATAATAAATTAAATTTTATTTAACTATCCCTATGTTAAGTCTACTGTTAAATCAGAAGAATTAAAAATTCTGTATTTAATGTTGAAAAACATTGTACTATCCCCTCCAGTTGGATTACTAGCTGCAGTAAGTACTATCTGCCCATCTTCTAAAAGTTGAGTCTGAGTTTTTGTATATTTATACCAAGTGGTAGAACCTACACTCATCATGTTTTGTAAGGCGTTGGTTGCTGAGGCATATGTAATTCCACTGGATGCCACCTGATAACTTACTGAAGGAAAAAATAAATTTGAGTAATCAGATGTTACACGATTATATTTTACCAACACTGAATCCACGCAAAGTATTTTATTTACTCCCGGGCTAGCAACTAAAACTACAGGAGAACTTGACATATTTAATATTTGAGCTGACGAAACAGAAACTTGAACCACTCTAGTTCCATCTGCTAGCGGTAAAGACGCTGAATTGTTAATCCACTGAACACCTGTGCCTGTTGAAGATAATATTTGTCCTGATGTTCCTGCTGCTGCAGTTGAGTCTAATATTGTTTTTTTGAAATAAGCACTTTCTTCAAATACAGCTGGCCCCCAGTTTTTTATTGAAATAGTTGGGTTTGATTGATTTAAATGCAATACTGTTGCGCTATCAATACTTAAATCAGAAGAAGAAGAAAGCGTTACTGCCCCTGTGGTAGAACTTAATGTTTGATTTCCACTAGTAGTAGAAGTAAAACTTGCTCCTGAAATAGCAACTGCTCCTGCATTATCAGATAAAGCACTATCAGTTAGTGTGTTTGAATCTGCCCACTTAGGAATTTTATGAGTTGTTCCGCTGCCGTCAACCGTATCAATCCATAAAACTTGTGTGCCTGTTGATGATAAGACTTTTCCTAGTGTACCAGGGTTGCTACTAGCATCTATAAGCTGTACTCCCGGTGAAAAACTTACATCAGAATTGTTAAATCTAAATGTGCTTACGCTAGCGGACACATTACAATTTCCGGTATTTGTAAAATTTACATCTGTAGCCGCGCTATTCCCAAGGTCTATAATCGTGCCATTATCTGTGACATTAGAGTTCCCTAAAGACTGTGTGCCAGTCCATTTAGTCATTGTGTTTGTTGTGCCACTTCCAGAAAATATATTTTGATTATCAATTTCTTGCCATACGGTTCCGTTAAATATAACCCAATCACCCGTTTGCCAGCTATTGAATCCATCTAGATTTGTAGTTCCAGGTGTCCCTACAATGTAGTAATATCCCTGAACCCCTACACCTGATGCAAGAGGAGGTGTGTTAGTGGCAGCATTCCATGATCCTTGAAAATTTAACCCCGAGGGTAGTTGGTCTACCCAGGTTACACCTGTAGTGGTGGAAGATAAAATTTGACCGCTTCCTCCAGGGTTTCCGCCAGAATCTTGAACTGTAGAGTTAAATCTGGCATTTTGTAAAAAGGTCATAGTTCCATTTACAATAGCTGAATCAGTTACTGCATTACCAATATGAATTGTGCTACCTTGCAAATATATATCGTTTGCCACAATAACACTTGTGCCGTCGTCGGTTATAGAGCTATCTCCTAAAGTGTTGCCATCAGGAGTCCACTTAGCTAAAGTGTTTAAAGTACCGGAGCCATCTACGTTGTCTACCCAATTTGTTCCAGTGCCTGTTGAAGATAAAACCTGTCCTGATGTACCTACATCGCCACTGCTGTCAGCAATGGTTCCGGAAACCGATAAGTTTCCTGTTAAAGTAATATTGCCTGTTAAGTTAATGTTGTTGGTAGCGGTGTTGCCTGCCGCTAATACCTCTGCAAGTGTGTCTGCTGGTATCACATCAGCAATTGATTGTAATGTAAAATTTACTGTTTCATTGCTGTTTGATATATCCGTGCCTATAACATAATCCCCTAGTTGCGCCCCAACAGTAGGATAGGCTATTAAATTACTTATCTTCGCCATCTTCTGGTTTGTCTTTTATTTCGCCGCTCTCCAAATTAATAACTACGTTGTCACCGTATTCTTTAATTAACTCAGCTTCAAAAGACTTGAATTCAGATCTAAGACCATCTATAGCGCCCAGCACTTGATGTTTTCTTACCTCTAAATCTCCAACTTGCTTATGAAGATTGGCAAAATTTTGGTTTAATTCTTGAAGTTTACTTAAATGTTCTTCGCTTACTTTTCTTACTTGTTCACTCATTTTATTTTATTTAATTATTATTAATCCTGAAATCCTGGTGGATTTGATGCCGCTGGCGGCACATCTGGTTTGTCAAATTTATACATATTTTTTTATGTTTACAAATTATTGTTTAATCATTACTATTCCCGCAACATTCAATGGAGCCGCCCCAGATCCATTTGTTTGAAAAAGCTGACCTGCTGTTAAGCCTGCTGTTCCAGCTGCCGCGTCATCATTATATGCAGGAAGACTATTGCTAAATGTCATACCACCTGCCGTTTTGATTGGAGCGTTCATTAAGTTGTTAATGAAATATTTTGTAGCTGCCCCATTTGGCCCTACATCGTGATGAATACCTGTATATGTTGTTATTGTAGAAACATCGCTTGCATCGCTGTCAATAAATATACTTCTCGCATCGGTTACTGTCGCCCCTGCTGCGGTAAGCTTCCAGTCAATAAATTGACCATACGCAAAGTTTACAGTTGCATTTGCATTGGACACTTCAACATGACTGGTGTCTCCTATAAGAAAGCCCACAGTGGTTGTTCCACTGTCTTCTACTTCTGCGCCTGCATATGCGCCGTATATGGTTGTAACTGCTTTATTGGCGCTTCCCCTCAATCTAGCTCTAGAAACTAATGGACTTACAGTAAATATATCGCCGCCGCCGCCGTTGTCAACATCAATCCTAAATTCAGAATTAACCAATTGATGAAAGCCGCCTGAGGCAACTCCAGAAAATTGTAATTCAGAATATCTAATTTGATTTATATTAGCGGTTCCGGATGGACTAGCTTTGAAGTCTACTGTTTCTCCAATTTTAATAGCAGATTCATTTACACTAGTTTCGTTAGCAAGCCTTATAATATTTGTAGTGGGCACTGGAGTTAAAAAAGTAGCGCCGTCTGGAATCACAATCCAGATTTTACTTAGACCATCATCTCCTACAGTGTCAATAATATCTTGCATAGTGAAGATTTCTCTACCGCTATTCGCTCTTCTCGATCCTAAATCTGAAGTAACTGTTGATGAAGTTAATGTATGAAATTTTTGTCCAACTGGAATTAGTGCCATGATTTATTTTATTATTAATTATATACTCTAATTTCAACGAAACCATTTACAAATCTGCCATCAACACTTCCTGTTCTAAAATCAATTACTTGTGTGTCCAACACCTCATATCTAATATTGTCTGTAGAAGAAGCATTACCACCGTTTACAATGATAGCAGTTTTATTTAACACCCATGGATTTACAACAGTACCTATTAGAGAATAATTACCGCCAGCGTTTCGCACCCACGTAAACGTAGTGCCTGCAAAATCGTTTTGCAAAACTGTAGGCACCGGGGCATTTGTCCCTGTTTGATTTAATATTGCTGCATAGATTTTATATCCTAATCCTGTTGAATCCTTGATGTCTTGCATTGTATAAATCTCCCTTTGAGATTGAAGCTCTGAAGATCCTCTGTCAGTGGTGTCTACAGTGGATGACACTGTATGAAATTTTTGTGCGTTAGGTATGATTGCCATAATTTATTTTTTAAAATGTTTTTAAATATTTTACAAATATACTAATATTTTCCTTGCCTGCTTTTAGGGCTTGATTTAGTGCTACCGCCTTTTCCGGCCCATAATTTTTTACACGCCCAGTATCTAGCTGTTAATTTTGATTTTGCTGTTCCACACTTATGTCTAGCTCTAAAACTTTTTCTAGCTGCTGCAGAATAATTATGTCCATAACCTTTGGCTCCAAAGTGAATTAGCTTTTCTCTACCGCCTTCGCAAGCTTTCACCATTTTCTTTTTACCTGGTCTTGTAGACGGCCTTACTTTATTGCAAGGCATGTTTTTT